AGGACGACGAAGGACTCTACACATACACATCTGCTGAACTACAAAAATACTGGCCATGGGGATTTACTACCGTGGCCGAACTCAATTTGCGAACGGCGGCTTATACCGCCGGTTACGCACTTAAAAAAATTACCGGGAAAAGAGCCGAAGAACACTATTTACGAAGCGATCAGCACGGCGAAGCCTACTGGCTACTCCCGGAATATATACGTATGTCGACTGGCCGCGGAAAACCGAGCGGGTTAGGCGCATCGTTCTATGAAAAATATAAAAGCGACATATTCCCCTCTGACACGAGCCCAGTGCCTGGAGATTCGGAGAAACAACTCGTCCCCCGGTACTATCAAAATATCCTGGCCGAACAAAATCCAAAAATGCTCGAGGAGATTAAAGAAGTTCGGCAGGAATTCATCGCGGCTCATGCCGCGGACTTCACCCCGGAGCGACTCCGGGATAAGTATAAATGCGCGAAATCAAGAGAAGGACAACTGACAAGGAATTTATAATGAAAGTTCAACTATATGCAGTCTTCGACTCATGCTCAGGTATTTATGAAAAACCTTTCTTTCACACTGCGGATGATGTTGTACGACGGGAGTTCCAAGACGTGGCAACGACGGAAGATCATCCGATTAACAAACATCCCGAGCATTACTCTGTATGGAGGCTCGGGACCTTCGATAATACGACCGGGACGGTCGTCGACGAACAGAACGAGTGTCTCTGGCAAGCGATCGAAGCAATCTCACAATCTCTCGCTCCTAAACTTGAATTAGCTAACGCAGGACAATAGCCATGCGATCTCAACATCAATTCTCACAGACACCGAGCGTTAGCATTCCACGTTCTACTTTCAATCTATCTCATGGGCATAAGACCGCGTTCGATGCGGATAAGCTGATACCGATCTGCCAGCCGATTGATATAATTCCGGGCGATACATTCAATGTAAAAACGAACTTTTTCATGCGGCTCGCAACACCTCTCGAGCCGATTTTGGACAACTTGTATTTCGACACATTTGCGTTCTTCGTACCATATCGAACTATTTGGACAAATCATGAACGCTTTCATGGCGCTCAGGATGATCCGGGGGATTCTATCTCTTTCACAATTCCAATTATCAGCAGAACAACTGCGGGTGTTTACACCGCGCTGGGGACGCTATGGGATTACTTCGGTATTCCTCACCTTGCGATCCCGGATGATGTTCCGGTGTCGGCTTTACCGTTCCGGGCATATACAAAAATCTTTAACGATTGGTTTCGATCAGCAACACTTCAAAATTCAATTACGGAAAATACCGGTAACGGGCCGGATAGGCTCGTGACCGGATTCGCACCTGGTGCGGCCGATACGGTAGCGGAACCATTCACACGCGGTAAACGCTTTGATTATTTCACAAGCTGTTTACCAGCACCGCAACGCGGAACAGCGGTTGCAATACCATTAGGCACAAGCGCGCCGATTCATACAGCAGCAGCAGAAACTGCAGCTGTATCGCTGTTTAGTGTTGCGGAAGCGGATAATCGCTTTATGGATATTCAGGGAGCACTAGTTGCGATCGACACAACAGGCGGCGCATCGGCGGATACGAATGCAATGTTCGCCGATTTAACAACTGCAATCGCACCGGACGTCAATGACATTCGTCTTGCGTTTGCAACACAACATATACTTGAGCGGGATGCTCGATCTGGCACAAGGTACGTTGAGTCTCTCAAGGCCAGATGGGGGGTGACATCGCCAGATTTCCGCCTTCAACGTGCGGAATATCTGGGCGGTGGATCTACGCCGATAATGATAAGACCGGTGGAGCAAAATACGGCGTCTACAACACCAACATCACCTGCGGCGCAGGATAAACTCGGCAATCTTGCTGGGATTGGGACTGCCAACGGCACACACTCTTGGTCAAAATCGTTCGTCGAACACGGCGTAGTTTTAATTCTGGGCAATCTTCGCGGCGACATCTCGTATTCTCAAGGGGTCGACCGCTACTGGTCAAAATCAACACGCTATGATTTCGTATATCCGGAATTGGCAAATATCGGCGAACAAGCGGTCCTAAATTCCGAAATCTGGATCACGGGAACGGGGACGCCCGCAACCGATGATCTAGTATTCGGGTATACAGGGCGCTACGACGAACATCGCTTTTTAAGCTCAAAACTAACAAACATAATGCGCCCAGCATCATCGGGCGGCGTAACAACAGTTGGAACACTTGCGTCTTGGCATCTGTCTGAAGACTTTGCAACATTACCTGCGCTGGGTGACACGTTCATCCAGGCAAATACAGCAGTTCCTCTCGATCGGGCAATAGCGATAACAACAGAACCGCATATGATTGCGGATTTCTATCATGAAATAAAAGCTGCGCGGCCGTTACCAACGTACGGGGTACCGGGACTAACGAGACTGTAATGCCAGGTTTCGGCGGATCGGGAGGAGGAGCTGCTGCAGGCGCAGCAGCGGGGGCCGCTTTAGGCCCTCTCGGCGCGATCGGCGGCGGGCTGCTTGGCGGTATCTTCTCTGCCTTTGGGCAGTCATCCGCCAATAAGGCAAATAGACGCGAGGCGAAAAGAAATCGTGAATTCCAAGAGAGAATGTCTAATACAGCTATCCAGAGGCGAATGGCGGACCTTGAGGCCGCGGGCCTCAATCCTATACTCGCCGGACGCTTCGATGCGTCTTCTCCGTCGGGCGCAATGGCTACGATGGGCAATATTGGCGCTGCCGGCGTTGACGCCGGTACCAAAACAGCATCAACTGCAATGGCCGGAAAAAGGCTTAAACAAGAACTAAAAAACATGACAACGCAAGAATCTGAAATGGTCGCGCACGTCGACCTAATGGCGAAGCAAAAAGCGTTGCTACTCGAGCAAACGAATACGGCTGCATCGCAGGCCGTATCACAAAAATTGCAAACGGACCTGGATAAAGAATTGAAGAAACTGGATAGAGAAATCTATTCGGGTAAAGAAGGTAAAATACTTCGGCGCTTGCAATTACTTCAAGGACCAACATCATCTGCGGCGGGCGTAGCCCGCGCCTTTAAAAGGTAAAACTAATGTCACTTCGAATCGCAAAACTTCATCAGATGGCACCTGGTAAAAAAACACGCGAGCAATTGCTCGCGCTCGTCCCTGACCTCGTATATAACGATGGTCGAACGAAACAATCACATCGGGACGAAACAGACATCGTGAAAATAATGGCCCGGTTCGATAAGACCGGGACCATATCTCATCTGGCAAAACACGAAGGAACATATTCTGACTTCTCGGATTTTGACTTTCATGAGCAAACAAATAAACTGACTCGAGGTCGCGAAATATTCGACGACCTCCCTGCCGAACTCCGGAAGGAATTCGGCCAATCGCCGGCTGCGTTCTTCGCATATGTCAACGACCCGGCAAACGCAGATAATCTGCGTAAAAAATTGCCAGCCTTGGCAAAACCGGGCAAACAATTGCCCGATCTAACACCCGCATCAGCGGATCTCGACGCTGCGAAAGCCGTCGTAAAGGCGGCAGAAGCCGCCGCAAGCGAGCTAGCGAGCGAAAACAGAAAAACTAATGCTCCCCCGGCGGGGGAGCCTATAACGGCCCCAAAGGCCGCTCCTGCAAGCTAATAATAGCTTCATAAAAATGGCGTTTCGGATCTCGAACGCCAAAAAGTACAGTACTACTAGACACTGTACTGGCGCACTGGGACAGTGCGCCTAAAAAAAAAGCAATTTAGCGATAGCGCTAATTGCTCAACTAGAACCGAAGGTTCGTAAAATACGGGCCCTTGCCCTGGAGGATCAGGAAGCTATTCCAGGTGTAAACAGCGCAGCGGATACACATCTGGAATCTCTGACAGCCTCCAGGGCTTTAGGGCCCGTGAAAACAAGCAAAAGCTTGAAAAACAGGGAGAATCCCTGTAAAAACGGGTCATAGACGCAACGACTCACGGAATCGCTCCCTTGAAAATAGTCAAATTAACGCTGGCGATACTTGTCTCGACAGCAATAATGGGCTGTTCCCACACGCTGCTATCTTGCGGCGTGGAGGGGAATAGTTCCTATATGACCCTCGAGTCGAGGTCGGAACTCCAGCCCCAACATGCACGGCTCATACATGCGCTGTGCTCACCAGGAGCATCTAATGCGACGTAAAATGTCTCGGCGAAAATCACGCCGAAACTTCAAACGCCATTCTGGCGTTCACCCAAAAAATACCAGGTCACCGAATCAGCGCGGTGGCTATCGGCTCTAGTTTCATATGAAACGGTAGAGCTCTAATAATGCCATGCTATTCGCCGCTGAAAGGCTATAAGGATATAACTACCGGTGGACTGGTCTTCAGTAAAAAAAATGCTATCCAAACACTGGAAGTGGCTTGCGGTCAGTGCCTTGGTTGTCGCGTGGATCACCGTCTCATGTGGTCAATCCGCATCATCCACGAAGCAAGTATGCACCTCGATAACTATGGCAATTCGTGGGCTACTCTCACATACAGAGACCCCTCAGCCTGCACCGACGAACAATACAAGAACGGGCAGTTCGTCCCGTCTGATTACTCACTCAAACCGTCGCACGTTTCCGACTTCATACGAGGACTTCGCCGCGGAAATCCGGATCATAAAATCCGATATTTCTACTGCGGCGAATACGGCGACGAAAATGAACGACCTCACTATCACATATGTCTGTTCAACCACTCCTTCAACGATCAATATTTGTGGAAGGACGACGAAGGACTCTACACATACACATCTGCTGAACTACAAAAATACTGGCCATGGGGATTTACTACCGTGGCCGAACTCAATTTGCGAACGGCGGCTTATACCGCCGGTTACGCACTTAAAAAAATTACCGGGAAAAGAG